TTTGATACTTCAGCAATCTTTTCTGGTATGGTAACAGTTACAAAATTAACTGCGTCTGTAAAGAAACCTTTTATACCACTTACAATATCAGTAAACCAATTTGTAACATTTGTATATACTTCAGCTATCTTTGTGGGTATTGTTTCTGTAAAAAATGTTTTAACGTCTGTAAAGAATTGTTTAACACCTGCTACTGCGTCTGTAAACCATTGTGTAACTGTTTCTTTAGCAGCTGTAATCTTTTCTGGTACTGTTACTGTAAAGAAATCCATAACACCTTTAAAAAACTCTTTTGCTTTTAATGGCAACTCATCAAAGAAATCGTACATCTTTTGTACCCATTCAGGTGCCGGATCAAAACCTAATACTTTTAAAAATGCCTCTAGTAAACCTGTTACTAATTTACCTACCATACCTACAAACTTAGCTGGTAATGCAAGTAAGTCAACTAATCCGTCTGTTATTAATTCACCATCACCACTAAAAATACCTTTTATAAGTTTAAACATACCACCAAATGCGTCTTTTACAAAACCCAATACATCACTACCAAATGTTGCTAAGTCATCTGTTATATAACTTACAAATTCTTTTATACCATCTACAATTGGTGTTACTGCCTCTGCAATTTGTTTACCATATTTTTGTAATAGTTTTGCAATAGCTAATAGACCAAATATAAGTCCACCTTTTACTAGAAGACCTTTGATACCACCTGCACCTAGTAAACCTTTAACTTTATCTTTTGCATTAGCAAAGAAACCTTTTTGTTTTGTATCATCACCACCTGAATCTATAGGTGTTTCATCACCACCAACTTGAGCAAGGTCTTGCGCCATATCTCCTTGACGGTCTTGTTCTTGTTGTATTGATACACTTTCACTAAACTTATCGACTAATGAGTAAACGCCATCTCTTATATCTGATAATACGGTCATCATACTATCAAAAGGATTCATTGGCATAGGTTCTACCATTGGTGCCATTCCACCACCGCCTGCTGGTACTAATGCTGTACCTGTACCACCGGCTAATGAATTCATATTATTACCGACAGCTTGACCTATTTCTATTACTGATTCGTCTTTAAGTGTTAAATCCATTATTTTTTACTCTTACTTGTTCCTGCATATAGACCAAACCAAGCTGCGCCAGCACCTACAACGACACTAACTAACCCACTTTGTTCCATAGTTGGCGATTGTAACGCCATATACCATATTACTACCTTGTATAGTAAATAAATGTAAGTTGAGATGAATATTCTAGGAAATATTCTCCAACTATCAGTTGCTTTAGCAAGGTCAATTAAACCTTGATATCTATTTTTACTAGAATCAACAGTTGATGTATCAATCTCTAATTCTAAGTTGACTTTTTTTGTTTGTTCAGCCATTATTTTCTCCGTTGTTCTCTTTCCCTACGCTCTTTTTCTTCTTTGTGATAGGTTACTAATAACGAAACATACACCTCCCTCTCCCAAGGTATCATATTCTCTAACTCACTTAACGAATATTTATGATGTTGCATTAAAGCAAAGTTTGTTTCATAATAATTCGTTAACGAATCATGTGAGAGGGCTATCCGAAAAAACTTGCTAGACCCTTTAGTGTAACCTCAGACTCAACCTCTGTCTTTGGATTTTTTATCATAATTTTATGTTCTAATCTAGGCATAGTGTTATAGAATTTACTTAACTTTCTCATCTGCTCTGCCGTTAGACCATCAACAAATTCTTTTATTTCTTCAGGTGTTACATCTTTTGTTAAATGTACTTTATCACCTTCGAAAATACTTTCTATACAACCTGTTATCATTGTATAGGTGTTTTCAATGCTAATGTCACCAATTAAAGCGCTTTCATCAATATCCTTTAATGCTGGATATCTCATCGTTACACCTAATTTTCTACTCTCATCAAGCATAATAGTCTGTGTGTGGTCATCATCAACGAAAACTTCCACTTTTGACAAATCTACTTCAGCTTGTGCATAAGTTTCATTGTCATCTGGACATAATAATTTAATTTTAGCAACTTCACCTACTGACTTAGCTCGTATTTGTAAAAACACATACTCTATATCAAACATTGGATAGTTGTCTGCAACAACTTCACCAAATGTACATGATTTAACTATCTCTTTGATGGCAGATAACATCTCTTTTGGTTTACCTGATTCCATCGCCATTAGTAAAACCTTTTCCTCTTTAACAAGAAACGGTCTGAAACTAACAGACTGTTGTTTTGATGGCAACATCAATTCATATTTTGCCGTACTGGCTAATGGTAATGCCATAATTTACTCCTTCTTTGTTTATAATAATGGTGGAAATACTCTTCCACCGGTCACAACACCTATCGGTACTCTTTGTCTGATAACATTCACTACATCTCTACCAGCTCGTCTTATCTCTGGTGGTAATTTATTAATAATATTACCAATCAATCCTCTATCTCTGCTTGTAACAGTTGGTGCCTTAAATCCACCACCTACAGTATAATTACCTACTTGATCTAGTGTTAGATTTATCCAACTTTTAAATGCTAATGAAACTGAAATTCTTTGTATATCGTTATTTGCACCTTGATTGTAAGATACAGCACTTATTGTTTTAGGAAAACACTCAAACAATTCTACACCATACGATATTCTATCTCTATCGGCATTTTCAGCAAATGCACCTAGTTGATAAATTCTTAAACCACCTGTGTATTCATCATAAAAGTGTACATTGTTTGTACCTTGGTCAAATGCAGCCTTTTGCCACATTTCAAAAAATGCTCTTTGCCTCATGTACTTATCACAATATACTGTCATTGTAATTTCACCACTAAAACTGTGGCCTGTTACAACTTGTCTTTTTGGTCCATAAAATTTTAAATCTGTTGTTTCAAGGTTTCTACCTGGCATATCAACACTTTCGACAAATGCTCTTAAACCTCTTTGTATTTCTTTTTGAGCTTGAAGTTCACCTTGTTTTGTACTTCTTACTATTTCTTCCTCAAACATTAATTCTTCTCTACCTGGAGGACCAACTTGTTGTGTACCAACACCCTTTGGTAAAATAAAGTCAACCATAAATCTATTTGGTCTTGCAAAGCCTTCGCCTTGTGCGATCTGACCCATAATACGACCAACGGTAGATTCAGGATTACCACCTTGTACTCTAGTTAATCGTTTATCGCCTTCGACATTATCAAGTGACCTATCTCTAGGAATACCTAGTCGTATATCAAATGGTCCTATTCTTCGACCGCCTCTTAAAATTGCCATCTTTAGCTCCCTATTATTGATCTACTTCTTCCGTAAACGAAACTAGCTGATCTTTTCTTAAACTGTTGTACAGGCAAGTAAACTGCAATAGCAGCCTCTTGTGCGTCTATTCTTAAAAAGTTTGACATAAGGTGTTGAAACAAATATTTTTTAATTGTTGGTTTTACCATTGGTATTCTTCTTACATCATTGTAGTTTACATCAAACCTTGTTGCTGATGTTAACTCATTTCTATTTTTAAACTTATCCATAGTCTGTAATAATCTAAATCTCATTACAGGCGATAAGTAGTGAAAATTCATACCCATAAAACCACCTTTGATTGGTTCTAAAGGTAACACTAACGGAAACGTATCGTAATATGGTAATGTTTTCTTATACTTAGGATCATAGAAAAATAGATTTAATCTACCTGCACTAGGTCTACCAATTAACTTATTCTGACTCATTAATTTATTAGCAGTTGCCTTATTAGCTATGGAATTTACTGCATTTCTGTACCAACTAACAGATTTTGTTACTCCACCTTGCCTATCAACTAAAGGGTCTAATACGTTTGCCATATACTATATTTATATACTCGGAATAAAAAAAGGGACAGTATTTCTACTGCCCCTTTAAAGTCATATATGAAGTGGAGAGATTACTCTTCGTTAGCTAGTTTACTAAAGTAAGACAAAGTATCATCTTCTTCATCATCTAGTTCAATTTTAGTATCTACCTTTGGTTGAGCAACTTCAGGACTTTTAGCTGGTGCGCTATTGATCTGAGGCGGGAGGTCTACATTCTCAACAGTTCCAGCACTCTTCGATCCGCTAATTACCCTATTCAGTTTCTCTTTGAGTTCATCATAGGTCTTAAAATTGCTAGGATCTAAGAATGGTTTTAGAGCATACTGTTTCGACCAGATAGCTTTGATATCATCATCGCTTTCTTTAATCTGTGAAACAGACTCAAATTCAGATTTATCATAGTTCCAATAACCATCAACTTTTCTTAATTTCAGTTTAAAGTTTGCACCTTTCCAGAAATCAAATGGGTTGATTGGTGATTCATCTTCAAATGCTGGTTGCATTGCTTCAGTAATCTT